TTACTGCTATTGCATCATCTGCACTCCAGCAAACCTTACACATATATCCCTGCTTATATAACCAATCTAGCCATTTAACTTGTTCTATGGTGCATTTATTCTTTCCATATTTCATCTCTATTGCTAGTCCTATGTATTTACCTTTAGGCGATAAAAGTAGTAAATCTGGAACTCCAGCTCGCATACCAAGTCTTTTTAATTCTGCTCCTGTTATCTTACTTCTTTTTGCTTCATTTGGACAATGAAAAATCCATTTAAGTTCTTCAAACCTATCAGAATTCCAACTGCACCATTCTATGACTGCTTTCTGCTCTTGTGCTTCACTCATATTTACTCATCTCCACTTCTCTAGCTATATTAATAGCCATAGTTATCGCTTCATTTAAGCTATAGCCTAGCTCATAGTAGAATTTAGCAAACTTTATAACCTCTTTCATCTAATCCCCTCTAACAATCTATGATAAACCTTATATAGTTCAGCATATTTGTTTTTATTTAATAAATCATGCTCTATCCTTTTTATCTCAAGTTCTTTTATCATTTTTTCTAGGTCTTGCAACATCTGTATATTTCTTATTTGTAATCCTGTTAATTTCATTAATTTATTTCCTCCGCACTTAATAATTTTCTTTCGTATTTTTTATTTAGTGTTTCAGTTACTAAGTGATTATTTTCTAATACTTCATATAATTTTAAATACTCATCTAATACTTTTTCCCTAACTTCTAACATTTCATTATTCATTTCTTTTTTTCTTAACATTTTAGGAAATCCAAATATATTTGATGTGACCTTGTTGACTACTGTATTTGCTTTTATGTATGATACTTTTTCTTGTTTTAGTTCTTCTGGAAGTAAATCTTGTAGGATTTCCATGCATTGTAATTGATGTTTTTTATCACCTTGTCTGAATTTTAAATCTTGAAGTGCCTGTTCTAATCGTTCTATATATTGTTGGGTTTTGTATCTAACTAATGCACTTTCTTTATTGCACATTTGCATTACCCAACTTCTACTCATTCTATAACATGGTCTTGATTTGCCTTGTTTGTCTATATAAGAGGTCAATCCAATTTTGGATTCACCTATATTTTCTCCAGCATTTTCAAGGTCTTTAATTTCTTTTCTTATATCTCTCATAAAATGTGGATGAGTTAATAATGCTCTATTTCCTTCTTCCTCTCTAAATTTATTTATCAAGTCTACTACTTCTAAAGATGTCATTGTAATTTCTATGCTTAATAAGTTCATACAATCAACTCCTTTTAAAGTAACTTTTATTTAACTGTTAATAACCTCTTTTGTTATTGGATCATAACTCCATACTCTAACTTCATCTTTTATTCTTCCATTTACTAAATTACCGCATTCTCGACACTGACTTACTACACCTAGTCCTTTTACTTTAAGATGTATCATTGTGCCTCCACAGTTTATGCAGCTTTTTTCTTTACCTCCTAGTACCTTTTTCATTAGTTTTCATCCCCTTAACTAATTTCCCATTATTTTTTTCTTTTCTCTGCTAATGGTGTTTTGCGCTACTCCTAATAAATCTGCTATTTGCTTTTGTTTCAGTCCTTGTTTCATAAGTACTGATATCTTTTCTCTTCTTTTTTCTAAGTCTTCTTTATCGTATTTTCTCTTTTTGATTGGTTTATCTATTTCTTTTCCTTTTAATTCTTTTGCTAACATTTCTAGTGCTTTTGTTTCTAACCTGTATAACTTATGATTTGGAATGTTCATTATTTTTGATATTTCTTTTAAATAATACCCTCTAAAATATTTAAGTTCTATTATTTCTCTAAGTTCTGCAGGTAATTTTTGAATTGCTTGTTTGATTATTATTTTATTTATGATTTGTTCTTCTGATATGTTATTGTGGTCTGGTATTATATCTTTTTTATCCGTTTCTTCATCAACCGGTGAAGGTCTATCTAGTTCGGCATAATTCATTAATTGTAATATCTTTTCAATATCTTTTTCATCTGCTTCAAGATATTTTGCAATTTCTTTTTGTGTCGGAAATTTATGTAACTCATTTATTAATTTAGGTGTAGCTTCTAATATTTGTTTTTTTAGTTGATAATCTTCTCGGTGCAATTTATATGGTAAATTTTCTCTCTTGTCTCTTATAAATTTTATGATTTGCCAGTTTATTAGGTTATATGCATAAGTTGTAAATGCTATCTTGTCATATTTATCTGGTTCAAAAGTATCAACTGATTTTATGAGTCCTATTGTTGCTTCTTGTTTAGCTGTTTCAATGTCTATCGTTTCACTTCTTGTATATTTTATTGCAATACTTATAGCAATTCCTATATTATTTTCAATTAATTGCTTTCTGACCTCTTTATCGCCATTTCTAGCACGTTCAAACATCTCTTTAGTATTATTATTCATAATTACTCCCCCTTACCAGGGGAAATCCCCTGGAATATAATTATTTGGCATAAAATCTATAGTTTTCTATATCTGTTCCAAATTCTATTATGTTTCCTTGAGCCATTTCAACTAATCTGCTTGCCACTGCTTCATCCCAACTAACTATTTCATCAATTGACTTTTCTGTACTAATAATCATAGGTTTTTTCTTAAGATATCTTTCATTTACTATTTCAAATATATATTTTAAATCTGCGTCTGTTGGCTTTCCTTTTAAAAAGTCATCTAGAAAAAGAACTCTTGGTACTTTGTACTTATCCATTTCTCTTATAAAATTTGTTTCATCCATTACTGATTGTTTAAGATTTATTAACATAGTTGTATATAGTTCATATTTGCAAAGTACATTTTTGCCAATCAAATTAATCATTGTTGCTGCTCCTAAATGTGTTTTACCTACTCCAGGTCTACCTGTAATAATTAAGCTTGAATTTGTATCAAGGAAATTATTGCAATAGTTTATAGCTTTATCTCTCGCCGCTAATTGAGTTTCATTATTCACTTTATAATTTCTAAATGTTTTATTCTTGAACACTTCATCTAATCCACATTTTTTTAATTTTTCTTTGGATTCAAATTTATCTTTACATTTGCATGGCACTGCTTGCCCTAAATCATTAAATGTATAATGTAAATCCCTACATATAGGGCACTCATATTCTTTTATATCATCTCTTTTAGGGATATTATTAACTCTCTCCATTAATATCTTTTTAAAAGTTTCATTCATCTAATCACCCCATATATTTTCATCTAGGCTATCTAATAATTTATTACTTTCTTCCAATCTTCTTTTAAACTCAGCATCATCACATTGTTTTTGTGTTGCTGGTATATTTTTCTGTTTTGAGGTAATACTATTATTAGATGTTTTATTATTTTGAATTTCATATGCTTGTAATTGTTCTAAACTGGTTATATTTATATCTAGCCAGTTTTTTATTATGCCTTTTAAGTAACCAAAATTTAATTTCCCTTTTTCAGTACATATTTCTAATGCTTTTTTAAATAAATCAACATCTATTTGATTACTTATATCTATAAGCCATTCTCCTACTATTCCATTAGCCATTCCTATATTTTTTTGATATAGCTTACTCATAAAAGATAATTTTTCACTTACATACTTATTTACACATTCTTCCTTTGTAGGTATATTATCCTTACCTAACCTATCCTTACCTAACCTATCCTTACCTGGGTATGTCACTTGGTTGTCACTTGACTGACACTTGGTTGTCACTTGGCTGTCATTTAATTTATCCCAAATTTCTATTACCTTTTCAGAGTTTAAAGGACCAGTTTTATCATTTCTTGTAGAAGAATTACAACTCAAGCATATTACTGATATATTACCAAGTTCATGTTCTCCCCCTTTTGATAAAGGAATATTATGCTGTATTGAAGGTTTTACTAAATTATTTTCATAACTCATTGTGCATCCACAAATAGGGCATTTATCTCCGATAAATTCTTTTTTTATTTTATATTCAAAACTATAAGGCAATGAGCTTTCTTCATACGCTTTTTTTCTTATATCTGCTGAGGAAAGTTTTTTTATTTCTTGTTCTTCTTGAATATAATCTCTTTTTATATAAGCTCCATTTTCATCTACTTCTAGTAATTTTACTTCATCTTTAAAAATAGTATCTTTTTTTCTATCACCTCTTATATAATTGTGTATTTTCCAATGTTTTATCACTACTACTCCACTTTCAAAAGGTATTATAAAGCTTTTAGCAATTAAAAGTTTAATATCATCATCATTACATCCAATCATTCTTTGAATTTTTTTAGGATTATTTATAAAACCATCATCATCTGCCCTCATATTTAGATGAAAGTATAAACATTGAGTAGACATAGGCATATCTAAAAATAAATCACTATCTATAATTGTTTTAGCTATCATTCTGCGTTCAGCCATTTCTTTCACCTCACTTTATCTTTTGATTAGGAAGAGGAATTAATCCTCAACCTATTACAATAAACTAACTTGTCCTTCTATATTACTTTCATCAGTTTCAGTAACTTCATTAAACTCTACATCTTGTATTCCACCATCATCTACAGTTACATCATCAACCTTTGGATCATATTCAATTAAAAGTTGCAATACTTCATCTGCTTCTTCAAATTTAAGATGTTTTAAATCGTATCCATTGCTAGTACAGAAATACTCTAATTCTTTTATGTCTTTAGGATTATTAAAATCATATAATCCCTTTTGTGATGCCATTGCCATTATCTTATTCTTTTGCTTAGTTGATGCCATGCCTGGAATTATTTCTTTTTCCGGTAATTTTGTATCTATTCCCATTTCAGATGCATCATATAATCCTTGCAAATCTTCTGGAAACGCCTCTCTTAATGCTGTAACCATTGCACACTTTCTAATCATTACACAAGGCATTTGCTTCCATGTTGACTGTCCCTTACTGTATTCTTCCATACTTACTGTTGACTTGATAGGGAACTTCATATCCTTTACATATACTTCACACCACCCACCGATTAACTTTTCATTTATACCTTTTAATGCTCCTTCTCTTTCTATCATGTTTCCGTCTTTATCAATCGTTACTATTCCAGCTTTCATACCTTCGAATCTTGGATTTCTATATGCTCTTTTAACAAATACATCTTTACCGACTACTATATTTGCTGGACTGTTGCCGAATTTAATAAGATATGCTTCTCTTATGAATGGATTTAACTTTTGTGCCTTGCATAATTCTATAAACATCATTGTTTCTTGGTCTGTTATGTTTCCATTGCCACTTACTAAATAATTTTTTACAGTTTCAGCGTTTAATACTTGTCCACCTTCTAATGTATAAGTTGCTAACTGCAATGCATTATTGTTATTCATTAGTTTCACACTCCTTAGTATTCTCTTGTTTTATAAAGTCTTTATATGCTTGCAAATATCCCCTGTCATATATTGTCAAAGGACTGTTATCTATTTCATACTTTTGTATATATTCTTCAAGTTCTTCAATAGGTTTATATCCTTCTAAACATTCTCTTGCTCCATCGATAAAACCCCATGCTTCTTCTGCATTATCATCGTATTTATTGGTGTACATTGCATAAAGTAGTCTATTCTCAAAAGTCGGCTCTTGATTTAAATAAC